CAAAAATGCTGTCATGCTCATAGTGATACCTCCACTTTATAAAATACGCCCAAAAGCTTCATATCAAATGGGGCGTTATGGTCAATTGTAAATGTATTGTTTTTGAAGTCATTCCAGCCCTTCATTACCGATTGCTGGTAAATACCAGTCTTTGGTGTAGGTGCGGCGCCAATTTGCACATCGTCAAATTCATCAATAACGATTGGTACACCATTAATTGTGCCATCTACAGTATCGGCAAACATGAAAGTTGCATTCCTCACATGCTTAGCATCCACGAGGTTGGTGGATTTAATGTTTCCACCAGAAATAGATAGTGGCATTAATTTAATTTGTACATCAATTGGAAAACCAACAGAGGCTTCGGACACTTGAACAGCTTCGCCATGCGCCATTATTTCCACTTCATCGCCTTCACCAATGGCTTCAAAACCATAGCCGTCTCCGTTGATTTGCACATCTTGAGCATTAAATCTAGCTAAGCCTGTGAGAGTACCTGTAGCAGCGCCACTGTACTGATGAGTGCAATCGGTATAAACACTGAAGCTGACTTCTTCAATATAAAATTTGGTATTTAATATCCACGGCTCTACATTGGAGCTTGTGCCAGCAGAGGATATCTCGATGATATTTGTCCCTGCCGTAGCATCATCTAGCGTTGGATAAACTTTGAAATCATTTGCATCAACACCAACCGCCCAATAATAGGTACCAGTCGCTATTTGCGGGCTTGTAGTAGGGAGAGTCCCTGCCGTGGTGAACTTGCAGGCCGTTGGGGTGGTAGTTGAAAACCCCACGCCTGTTGCAGTAAGCGTATCCGCTCCTGCATCAAATCCACTTATAGCCACGGGCGTATCCGCTTCTGCTATTTCTCTCTCTACCACAAACCATGCTCGGCCATCAGGACTGCTGGTAGTCCATCTAAATTTTGCAGTTCCGTATGATTGCTCGACTGTAGCGCTCGTCCATCCAGTAACTTCTTCAGCTACCAATGTCTGGTAAATTGGTAACGTGCCGTCGCCATTTACCAGAAACATGTATCTGCTACCTGCGCGATTTAAATCTCGGTAGGGCGCTTCGTCATGAGGGTTATCAATCAAATGCTCAGAGATAACACTAATCATGGTTGAGTTATAGGCGTTGTTATAACCATCCCATAACAATGTGTGAACATCATCCCCCGAAACGATGATTATTTGGTTGTCTATCGCTCTTGGTTGGATGTCTGTGGCAGGTGTCGAGTCTTGTAAACTCAAACTAAAATTCTGCGGCGTGATAGCTAAATCACTTCCTGGTGGTGTCGAGTATATTCCTGTCACCGTATGCACCGTCAGGCTTCTATATGGCACGATGAAGCGTATGTAATTAACGTTGTCTGATGTTGGGAAATAAGCTATGGCGTTGTCTGGGTCCTGCTCTAATGTATCGAAATCATCATATCCATTTAATGCTGACAACCACATGCCATTAGGCAACGATTCGGTATTAGCGAATACAGCTCTATTCTGATAAGAAGAGCACTTTCTGGGCCAGCCTCGTGTATCTGACCATGCTGGAACACCAATAAAATAAACATTCCCGCTGATGGATGTGGTTACGCTAAATGCGGTTAACACATCTATTGTTGCTGTTGTAGATGCTTGGGCAGTTATTCTAGCTGTTCCGCTATTCCCAACAACTGCACCACCAACATGCTCCGCAGTAAAGAATGCTTGCGGGGTAGTAGCGGCAGCATCAGAAAAACAACTTATTGTCACAGCTGAACCCGTTGTGGCTGATAATGTAAAGTAATAACTATCATAACCACCATCAAAATCGTACACCGGGTATTTGGATATCACATTTGAATAACTTGCATTATCGATATCCCATACAGTCCAGGTATTTAAATGCACAACATTAGCCGCCGTACCGGCCCCTGTAATCGTATAGGCATTAGTTCTTGCGGCGGCATCTGTGGCAGAACTATAAATTTCTACCTCAGTGGTTGATGTTGAATAAGTAAAATATGTGATGTCAGTTTTTACTTGTGGGTCCGTCGTGGGTAGCGAAGTACCCGTTGTAAATCTGCATGGAAGAACTTGGTCTGCCGTAATGGCGTTAGTCAACGTAAGTGTGTTTGTTGGCGCGCCCGTGAACCCAGTTATTGCATTTGCAGCATTAGATGTCCTAACTAAATCTTTTGGAGTATTCGAATTACCATCAAATGCAACTCTAAATATATTATCTAGTATAGTGCTGTCAATCGATTGAATAGCTCTCTCATCAAGCCCTGTTCCTGTTACAGTGCCAACTTCATACCCTTCTAAAAAAATATGAACTGTACCATTGGTTGCGGGGGTCCATACCAAAAGATATATACACTCATTTAGGTATGGAAAAGCCTCAAACTTAATCTCATCATAAGTGGTAATGCCGGTAATCTCGTTTACGTATAATGTACCGAATCGCTTTCCGATACCGCCTTGAGGATAGGTTATGCAGTTCTTACCAAGCTTAACGCCATTAAAATAAGCATTAACACTGGCACGAGCATACATGAGTGGTGAGAGCTCACCTTTGGTAAATACGTCTTGTGACCATAATACTGTGGGCATATCTCTACCTAGTCAAAATTACGCATAAAGCCGTCTATATTACGGGCGCTTAATACGGGGAAGTCTTGTTGGCCAACGTTAGGGCTGTTCTGAGCATCAATGGCCGAAGCTATTGCCAATTCAGCCACACGTTTTGCTTCCAGCGCATTGGCGTACTCTGGCTTTTGAGCATTAGTTAATGCCACTGGCGCTGCTAATTCATATTTGAAATAGCTTACAAAGTATTCGGGTAATAATGATTCATCTGGCTGAAAGACATATTCCATATACCAATCTGTCTCGGTGTTAGTGTAAAGCTTTCTGCTTTGGTAAATCTGAAAGTCATAATTATGGGGATAGACTCTTATTGTCTTGAGCCAATCAGCTGGCAATAGGTATACGTATTCCCAGAATGTTGGAGGAGCCTCTACCGATTGAGATAACTGGGTTATCTGAGACGCAAACCGCCATCTGGTTTTACATAAAGCTGCTGGCAATGCGTTGTCATACATCGTGGACAGAGAAGTGATTAAATCATCTGCATTCTCTAATGATGTAACTGGCGCATGTCCGAGAAGTATCGCTGCTAGATTAACAATAGATGTTTTGGAAGTAGCCATTCCTTCTCCTAGAAAGAATGGGCGACCGAAGCCGCCCCAATCTATTATGCTAGACCGTCGTCTAGAACACGATAGTAAGTTGTTACAACGATTGGTGAATCACCAGTGGTCCAGTTTAAGCCTAAGTTATCTAAAACTAGAGCTTGGTTAACCGCACCAGTTGCAGCAACAATCGCATCCTTAACAGGAACAGCATTTGTTATAGTGTCAGCAGTAGCTGTAGCAAAACCAGTTGCCTCAATGGTATCTGAAACCTGAACACCAGAAGCGTCAGTATATTTAATACCAAGGTTATCGCCTGATTCTACATATGCAGCACTGTTGAAATCTAAAGATAACATTGCACCAACAAAATGAAGCACCTTACCGGCACCAGGAGCAGCAACTAAAGTCTTCGGAGTGGTAGCTAATGCTAGTAGCTCAGCACTAGAGCAAGTTACCGAAGCTGCTTGAATGGTTTGCTCTTCAAGCTTAGCTAAGGTAACAGCATCATTGACTAAATTAGAAGTACCAACTGATGATGCAATACCGGTTGAAGAAGTGGTAATGGTTCCAGCTTCTCTATCGATAGTAGCTACAGTTAATGCTTGGAATGTATCTGAGCCAGATGCAAAGATTAAATCATCTACAGCTAAATCATATACTGCATTAGCAAAATAGTTAGCACCAGCAATGGTTGCTGAATTATCTGCATCAGAGCGATATGTAAATAACGCTGGACCATTGATATCAGTTGAATCAACAGTGATTTTCCCAGTGTTCATTGCGTCAGTGTTACGTGACCAATTTCTTCTTTCAAAAGCCATTTTGAAGTTCTCCTATTAAGCAGTTTCGTCACAGTCAATCGCAACAACACCGCGGTTATCAATAACAACCGCACCCGCAGAGAAAACACCGTTACATAACCAAGAAGTTTTTTCTGGTAGGTAGTTAATCTCTGTTCTGAAGTCATGACTAACAGCCATACCAATTGCCATCTTGTGCCATGCTAGAGCTGTACGAATGCTGCCCGCCAGCGGTAAACCGCCTTCACTCATACTAGGAACAATGATTAAGTTGAAACCTAAGTATTGAACCGCCCAACCTTTATCAAGAACTCGGTTAGATGTGTAATCTAAGTTAGTGAATTCTTGAGCAGCTAATAGAGCACGAAAGTTACTAGCGCTCATAGCCACATATCGCTCAGCTGGTGGAACAGCGTTGTCTTCAAATTGCTCAACTACCTGTGTGTATTTAGCATATGTAAAGTTAGTACCGCCGTTGGCAATGGTAGCACCTGGGTCAGCATCTAGCGCATCGATACAGATTTGGTCAGAACGACGACCCATTGCGTCAGCAACTAGCATCGCGCTTTCCATTTTAGAATCGAAGTTAACTGTTAATTCTTGAACAGAATCAATAGCGATAGGTGCTGTGTACTTATTAAGAGTAGCTGAAGACTTGGTATACCCAGGGTCTTGAGCAGTAACAGCTTGTTGGTAACCTGTTTGGACAGCAATGATTTGACCAACCTTACGGAAGTCACATGTTGCGCCAATAACATTTTGTTTCATGCGAACCGCATCACGGAGCAAGAAACCTCTTGAACGATACTCAGCTTTTACTAGAGCATCGTATTCTATTTGTTCTACAGCAGATAGAGATACACTCATTGTATTCACCCCAAAAGTTAAAAGAAATGTCCATCATCTTTTGGGGCTTGCTAAAGGAAATGAGTTGTCCCGCTAAGGCTCATTATGAAAGGATGCAAGTTGTCCCTGACGTTGAATATAATGATAGTTCATATATTCAAATTGTCAATTTATCCACCAACTTTCTCAGAGAAACCAGCATTAGGAGCAACGCGCGCGTACTTGTTTTGAATCTCTTTTCTATACGCTGGGTCGTTTTTATACCTGTCTAAATTTTGACTTAATTCGGCATCTACTTCTTCTCGGCTCATTCCTGTTGCGGATGACGAATCATTACCTGATGGAACCGTTGTATTGTTATCTAGCATCTTTTGTCTAAGCTCCTCTATTGCTGCTACTGCTTCGGCTGATTTTAATTCACTGGTTAATGCAAAGTAAGCATCTTCAGATAAATTAGATTTAGCCCAATTGTTTAATGTGGTTAACTTTTCCTTAGCGTCATCACCAAGTTTTGCTCTCTCTGCCTCGTAATCAGTTTTATAGCCCTCAAAATAATCGCTGACTGATTCAAACATTTTATCCATAACATCTTGAGGAACATGTTTAGATTTGGCGAACTGAGCCAGGTCTTTAAATGCCTCATGCTCTGGGTCAGCCCACTGTTCTGCTTTTGAAAAATCATATTCACTCGGTGCCTGCCCGAACCGCTTCTCCAATTCGGAATAGCTTTTGCTTAAATCTGCTACTGATTTAAATTTTTCAGGCATGAAGTCAGGGCGCTCACCAACCCCGGGCGTATTTTCATCTATCCACCATTTGGCTTCGCTTTCGCCCGATGAAACTTCTTGTGGGGCTTGCTCTGTGGGCTGTGACTCAGGCGCTTCACTAATAGGCTCTAATAAACTCATCCATCTCTCTCCGCTTTAATGCGTTGCTCGTGTGATACCAAGCAAGTGTTGATAAATCTGAAAGCTTCTTTGAATCCCTCAAAATAGGTAACTAACTGTGAGTAGTTATCCGACCCCGGGGGAACTAGGCTGGGCATCACAAATCTTTCATTGAATACCTCTAGAAGCTTCTTGCCATCGTCGCTTCGAAAAACCAAATAAATTAATTTGTCGAGCTCTAGCATCTCTGGTTTGTTTTTTAAATCATCGATGCTTTCTTGATAGCCTGCGTAAAAGTTTTCGTTTAATAGATATGGGTTTTTCTTCTCTTGCATAAATTACACTTCGATGGGTGGTTGTGCTGGCGGTGGAGATGCCCCACCTTCTTCTTGTGCTTGCGCCATCATAGCTGATTGCATGTTCTGCTGGTCTTGAGCAACCTGCTGAATCTGTCTTGCATCATTCAAATAGCGCGGGTCAACTTGTAAAGACTCAGCCATTAGCGCTGGCGTATTCATTGGGTGTAGCCACATCTGAGTTACCTCAGGCCCCATGATTCCTTGCATCATTTGAATGAACTGGGCAAGCCTAGAAATGTCCTGCTGTCCATTAGAGAGAGCTAAAGGAGATTTATACTTAAATTGTATTTCCGCATCCTTCATTCGTGGCTTAGGAAGCAGGCCCATCTTATCCAATATAAATGCGCATCGCCTAATGACTGGTTCTAGGAACTCTTGCTGCAAGCGTGAGAATAATGGCCCAACTTTTTGCGCAAGGGTTTGTTGGTTAATCATCAACTGCGTAGCTGTTTCTGGTTGAACGCTTAATGAATCACTGGCATCTGCATAGAGAAGCTTATTAATTTGGTTACGCAAATCCTGGATTGTGAATTGGCCAAACTGTGGGTTTGATGCATCAGGCAAAGGTTTGCAATGGATCGTGACTGGGAAACCAAATTAATAAGCTTCT